GCACCTCTTTTACGAGACCATACCGTATATGCAATAGCAACTTTGCCGTCTTTTACTCTGGACATATAATCCATTTCTCTTACGGTGTAAGGTACTTCAGGACAAAATGCAACGCAAATAATTGCTTCTATTTCTTTGTCATATTTTAATCCAAATATTTTTCTGCCGTGTTGTATTCTAAAACCTAAAGTTAATTCAGGTCTAACTGGATCCTCGGATACATCTATGTCGTCAAGTTCTACTAACTCGGTACCCTTTACCCATTTAAAGAAATCATTTACACTATCTTTTAATATCTTCATTGTTCCACTTTCTTAATAACCACGCTATAAAAGCGTAAATCAGTATAACATATCCTATTGCTAAAGTCAATTCTATTAACATAATATTGTTTTATTCACTCTCCTTTCAATATCTTTTAAATATTTTTCTGTCTTTTCTATCAAGTAATACTTACGACCTTCTAACATACACGCCTCACCAGTAGTGCCCGTACCTGCAAATGGATCCAAAACTAATCCGTCTTTAGGAGTTACCAATCGTACTAGGTACTTCATTAACTCTAATGGTTTTACCGTTGGGTGTTCAGTATTTCCTTTTTCTTTTTTACTTGCTTTTGGACTATAAAAATATTTTGCCCAATCTTCTTCTAATCCATCGTGTATAATATTTGCTGGCCATCTTCCTATTACTTTGTCGCCACCTTCTTCGTTCTTCCAACCACCTTTAAATATTGTTCCTTCTTGTTTCTTTCTTCTATTCTTTGATGTATCTATTTCTTCATCACCTACTCTACACTCATCTAAATTTAATTCTTTGTTTACACCTTTTCTTGCCATAACAATAGGTTCGTGTGCAGGTTTTAATAAATTTCTTCTTTTAGGAAACCCACTACCATATATCCAGTTTATCATATCAAAGATTTCAAAACCTGCGTCTTCAATTGCAACTGCCATTCTATGATAATTTCTAGTGGCAGCAAATGCCAATAGAACACAACCAGGTTTTAAAGTTCTATGTACTTCTTGCCAAAATTCTTTTTGAAATGCAATGTCTCCACCGTCCCAAGTTTCTCCCATAAAACCTTTTGCCGCTCTATGATAAGGTCCATTACGACCTTCTTTCTCATCTTTATTATTAATACCTTTTTGACCTGGTCCAAATCTTTTAACAATAGACGCCAAGTGATATGGTGGATCAGTTACACACGAATCAAAAACATTATCATCTAAAGTTTTTAGATGTTGTAAACTATCTGCATTTATAACTTTATTATCCAAAGAATGCCTCCAGACTTGCTTTAGGTTCAGGTGTCCAACCTATTGGTTGTAAAATAAATCTAATAGGATCCACAAATGTTTTTTCAAATTGTAATTCATAATCAATATAATCTTTTAGTTTAAACTCTTTTGGTAATTTAGTTACATAACTAATCACATCAAACTTAAATGGATTTGCCTCTAGTAATTTAACAAATTTAATTTTATCTCCTTCTTGTATTAAAGGATATTTGTTTTGTAATCCAAACTCTTTTATCTGTCGGTTATATATCAAAGCACCTTTCACGTGTATTGGTGTACCTTTAATGAAAACATTGGAACTACTTTCATATTTTTTCATATTATTACAACTTCTAGGAAACGATACTGCCTCAGCAGGCAATTTAAAAAATTCTTTTTTAAAATCTTTAACAAAATTATGTACATCATTTTCTTCTTTTGACATTATTATTTGAATTGTTTGTTTAATTCTTCTTCTACAAATTTCAGGTGTTGAAGATTTAACTGCTTCTATACCCATAATCTTTAGTTTAGGTTCTTCAAATGTAATACCTTCTTCATCTAATACATTTAACATATATCTTTTTTTAGCAGTCCATATACCTTTATCAGCAATTACTTCTCGTTTCATTACCATTTTATTTTTAAATGCGTTAGTATAATCAGCAAGTTGTTCAAAACACTTATCTAGGAAAGGTTCTATTCTACCTTCAACAACTTTATTTAAAAATCTTAATATCTGTTCTTTTGATTTATCTTTACATACTTGTTCAACAAGTTTATCTAATGTAAGATAAATTGAATCTGTATCGGATGCCACAATAAAATCTATTTTATTTTCTGTCTTTAATATCTTATTCATATATTCATTAACATTATTTTCAATGAAACGAATAACAAATTGACCTGCAAGTGTAATTGCCATTGCTTGTCTAACATCATAATATCTAAAGTATTGATTACCGATGGCACCGTAAGCACTATTCAATGCAATTTTCTTTGCCCATTGTATATTATGACAACGAGCAATTTCATTTTTTAATTTAGGTTCTTTTGTTTTGTTATATAATTTTTTCGCCTCTAACATTTTACTCTTAAATTGAACACGATCATTATACATTTTGCCTAATAGTTTCGGTAAAAAACCTTCACTATCAGTTTTGAATAATGCACCGTTAGGTGTTATCGTGGCACCTTCATCTTTAAGATATGCTAGAGGCGTTGTTTGATTCAACATCTTGTTCACCGTAATTCCATCTGATTTCATACCAATAATTTTTTCTGGAGAAATATTATATTGCATAATCAAATGTGGATATAGTGAGTTGATGTCAAACGAAACAATCCATTTGTGCATACCGACCAATGGGTCTTTTACATATGCACCAGGATACTTTTCATCTTTTATATTATCTTCTTTTGGTGGTATAACAATATTGTCTTTACGCAAGAAGTTATATATTAGTGTATCCCAAAATCTAACTTGTGAAAATACATCTTGGTAATTAATCTTTGCTTCGTATGCCATAGTTAAGATTAATTCAATTAGTTTTAATTTGTCTTCTAGTTGGTCAACAATTTCTACATCTTTAATATTATAATCTACGAAAGATTGAAAGTCTTTTGAATACCACTCTCTAAATGTATCAAAAGGGTTATCATCTTTTTGTATTCCAACTTCTACTTTACCTATGTAATCAAGTTTATAACTTTCTTGTCTTACAGGTATAAATTTTTTATATAAGTCAAGGTAATCTAACATAGTAATACCAACTAAATCATAATATAAATTTGATCTGCCTCTTACAACTACTTCTTCGGTACTTACTAAATTCCAAGGAGATAATTTTCTTACAATTTTTTCATCTGTTAACAATTTAATTCTATTACATAGATAAGGTAAATCAAAAAACTTTGTATTCCAACCTGTGATAACATCTGGATAATTCTTCATCCAAAATTTCATAAACTCCATAATTAAAACTTTTTCTGACTTACATCTAACATAACTTACATCTGGTCTATCAGTTGTAAATTCACCTGTACCCCAAGTTATAATTTGTTTATTGGATTGATTCTTAACCGTAATACAAAGTATTTCTTCTACTGGATTTTGTACATCTGGAAAACCGTTTTCGGCACTACACTCTATATCAAGTGTAAATATTTTTATATGGTCTTTTGAAAATTGTATTTCTTCTGGATACTCGTCTGAAATATATTGATACTGATAACGGTCCATACCAAAGATAGGTGCATTACCTGTATTATAAGTTCTTTTAAATTCTCTTGCTTTTTTAATACTATCAAATTTAATTGGTTTTAGATACTGACCAGTTAAAGTTTTATAATCAGTTTGATTTTTAGACATTGCATAAAGAGTAGGACTATATTCAATCTTCTCTTTAAATTCTTTACCATCGTGGATACCTCTCACTAGAAGTTTACCTTGATGTTCTATTACTGATTTATAAAAGTTCATTATCTATTAATCTCACCGTTAAATTATCTAATTCTTTTGTCAATTTTATCTGACAACTTAATCTACTTGCACCTGGAATATAATTTGATTCATATTCTAATAATGATTGTTCCATACCATTTTCTATAATAGGAAGAATATGCGTCCAAGCATTTGTTAAATGTATATGACAAGTAGCACACGCCATATTGCCACCACAATCAGCAGGGATTTCTTTTAAGTCTGCCTGCTTTGCTGCCTGCATTAAAGTGGTTCCTTCTTCTACTTCAACACAGACTTTATCATTATTCGTCCGTATAAAGTTAACCGTTATCACTTCTTTAATGTTGGTATAGTTGTTTCCGTTATTAAACTTGTTTTAGGTGTTAATATCCTACTAGTATTTTGTTCGTAAGATTTTAATATTTCATCTTTTGGATCTGTCATAAAAACAATCTTATCCTTGGACAAAGTAACCGTATCTTTTTTGCCATACGCATTATACAATGACATCATTAATTGTACTGGTTGTCCTGGAGCGGATTGTTGAGGTATGATTACGAAAGGATTTTTTAAACTATATCCTTGATCGTTCTCTCCAACTTTAGCGATTACATCTTCGCCAGTAGAGAGTCTTAATATTTTCACTTCTTGCATTATATTTCTCCTTATTGCTATTATATAGTTATATCACACATTGACGCTTTTGTCAATGTTATTTCTTTTCAAAACCTACTTTATCTGGTTTACCTTCTTTTTCCACAGGTTTTAATCTCTTACTTAATACGAAAGTTCTATTAGGATTGACACTTAAATTCATTTGCCTCATAATATTTCTATTAACTAATAGGTCTGAACCTGATCTAGGTCTTTGATCTAATCCTACTTCTACATCTTTATATGTAAATCCATTAAAGGTCATATCTAATAATATTGTAGGTCTTGTTTCTGATGGTTCGTTAGTTGCATTTGATCTGAAAACTTTACTTGTACCGTGTCTAGGTTTAGAATAAATTTTACCATCATATTTCCATTTAACAATTTTCTTATCAGATATAATTTCATCTGCGTGTAAAGCACACGCTTCAGAACCATTTCCTGTATCAAATTTACATCTTACTTTTCCTATATCATCTAGGTCAATTGTTTCTAACCAACCACATTCAACAAGTGATTGTCTGTCCCAATGTGCTCTTGTTGAAACCCAATCAATTACATTGTACATCATTTCTTCACCATCTATTCTTCCAGATGGTTCTGGATCTGAATAATAATCTTTGTATTGATAACCTTGATAGTCAGCACCTGATCCTGGACTGCCGTTAAGTTCTAAAACATATGGTTTTCCTTTATATACAATATGGTCAACACCTAACATATATGCTTTACTTGCTCTACTTGCCTTTAAGATTATATCTCTTTCTTCATCATTTAAAATATAAGGTTCTGCCTCGGCACCTCTATGTGTATTTGATCTAAAGTCATAATTACTATGAGTTCTTTTTGTACTTGCAAATATTTTATTATCTACTACGAAAGTTCTTACATCAAATTTCGTAGGCATATATTCTTGTATTAAAAGTTCAGCATTTAGTTTCCACATTGCCTGAACGGTTGCAACAAGTCCTTCATAACTTTCTATTTTAATTACTCCGATACCTTGTGTACCTGTTAATGTCTTTAAGATAAGTGGAAACTTTCCACCAACCATATCTAATGCTGTTTTTAAATTCTTCTCGTTAGATACATACGCAGTTCTTGGTATTGGTATACCAAACTTCTCACATAATAATGCTGAAGTTAATTTGTTATCACAAGTTAACATTGCTGATCTTGTGTTTAACATAAATGCTTGTGAGTTTTGAAAGGCAGATATTAAAGATAATCCACCTTCATCTTGCAACGCACCACCTCTTGTAATACAAACGGTATCTTTACCTATGAAAGTATGTTTAGCACCTTCACCATCATAGTTATAAACCGTTAATGTATTTTTGTCTTCGTCTTTTTGTGTGATGATTGATGTTTTTGTATTTACTATAATACACTTATAACCTTTTTTCTTACACGCTTTTTGTATAAGATCGGCAGTTGTATTTTCTTTAGGGTCGTCTGAATCTGCTATTGTAATAATAGCAACCGTAATAGGTTTTTCTTTACGCTCTAAATCTTGTTCTACAAAAAATTCTTTAAACTTTGGTATTTGCATTTTCGCTACTTTTTTCTACTTTTTTTCCTATGTTATATTTAGCAGATAAAATCCATTCTTTTTTCTCTTTAAATGGTAATACTTTTATCTGACTTAAAGGTGCTTTATTATCAGCACTTTCTTTTTTAACTATATCAATTAGGTTCCAGTCTTGTAATAAAATAGCGATTGTGTTTCTTCTTTGTATATCGTTCTCCACTAAAGTTGCCTTCTTACCATCTAAAGCAAAAAGTTCTTTAAAATGTACGATATAATATTTACCTTGTTTGTGCAATATATGACACGATTGAAATAGTGTTTTGTCTTTTCTACTTGCAACACCTATTCGTGTTAAAGTTTCTCTAACTTTTAGGAAATCGTCAGGTTGCTTAATGGTTACTTCTAGCATACTCTCTGGCGTCCATTGTATTTCTTCACTCATCTTGTTTTTCTCCCACCTTTATATAAGGTTTCTTTAATATCTTCAATTTGTTTTTTTGTGAGTATGCTCAAAGACTCTCTTGCCTTTTCATTACTATATCCAAAATACTCTTTAATATACTCTATGTCTTTCAATTTGGATTGTTTTAACCATCTACCACCAAATCGTTTTTTCTTTCTAACACTATTTATTAAAAATTGAAATTGGACCTGATTATCTAGGAAGTGATAACCATTCATTTCGTTTGCTTGAGGAAGAGTATCCCAAAACATTGATAAACAACGATTAATTATGTATGCTGGATATTTCTTTATCCAGGTTTCATCTGATTTCATCAAGTCCTCTTTGGACTCATTAATCGCTTTCAAGTAATCTTTTAATTCGTATGCCATTATTTGTTGCGTCTGTTATGTCTGCCCATATAATAATCTCCTGGTTCGTAATCCCACCGTTTACCGTGATGTCCTCTTATATCTGCATACCACATTCGCAATTTGACTATACATTTTCGCCAAAATGTTCTTCGTGCCATCTTATCCTCGTCTAATCTGTTATTTAAATTTGCAAGTCGCCATTATTTCGGTCAAGCAAGCGACCATATTTATCTCTTGGTCTGCTACGAATGCCGATTTATATTGGTATCCTGCTAATAAAAGTATTGCCTGTGGTACTGATTGTGGTTGTAGATAGTCCTTTGAGGACTTATAGATTATTCTAAACAAGTCTGATGGTTGAACATTTAGATTGTTAACAACCCATTTTCTAGTTTCATTAAAGTCTTTTTTCTTCAAACAAGCATATAAATTCTTAATATCTGCCTCTTTTTGATTGAAAAATATACCACTATCAATCTTACCATTTACTGAATATCGTTGTAATTCATTGATAGTTTTTCTGAAGTCTGGAAAATGCTTCTCAATTAGACTTGCTAATACCTTCTTATCATATGGTATTTTGTTCTCATCTAATATCATACCTAGTCGTTTCATCAACGATTGTGCTGATTTTAGTTTCTGACCATTGACTATTTTAAAGTCTATTTGAGTTAATCTACTTCTTAAAGGTTCAATAAACTTGTAAGGATAATTACAAGTCATTATAAATCTACAATTTTCAAAAAATGTTTCAATGAAATTACGCAAAGCAGGTTGTACTGACTCAGCATTCATATAGTCTGCCTCGTCAATTATGACTACTTTGTGTTTTGATTCGGTATTGAAAGATACGGTTGACGCAAAATTCTTAATTTTGTTTCTTAATGTATCTATATGTCTACCTTCATCTGATCCATTTATGATGATATAATCAGCATTAAGTTGTTCACATAAAGCACGAGCAACGGTAGTCTTACCTGTTCCTGCTGTACCTGACAACAACATATTAGGTATTTCTTTTTTCTTTAGAAATTCTAAAAATGTATGCTTAGTATCTTCTGGTAGAATACAATCCTGTATTGTTTTGGGTCGGTATTGTTCAACCCATAAAAAATCTGCCATTGCCTAACTCCTTAAAATTCTGAGTCAGGTTCTAATGCGATCCAATATTGTACAGGTTTGTTCCTGTTGATAAAATGAGAAATCTTCTGTTGAGATATTTCTACATCATAGTCATCGCCAATAACTTTTAAGTTTTCTGCTTTAAAATAAGCATTAAACTTCTTATCAGTTTCACCTATGATTTCTGAATAATCGTTTGAAGATTTATTTTTCTTATCTGTAGCAACAAGTTTAATGTTTTTGCCATCACCTACAACTGCTACATCTGGTAAATTTAGTGTAGTAATTGCTTTTTGTAGATTAGCAAAGTCTTGTTTCTTTAATGTAAAAGATACATACTGATCTGGCATATTAATTGCTTTTGTTGGTGCAACAATAACCGATTTATCAGCAAAGAAATACTTGATTGCTTGTTTAGAATTAGCGGATGCTATAACAACATTTGATCCACCATTAAATTTTAATGCAGGTTTTTCAAATAACTCAACTGCTCTTAAAAATTCTGGTAAATCATATATAGCAAACTCACTATCAAACTTCTCCGTCACCTCTGCTTCTGCCAAGATGTTTTTCATTGTGGAGATAGTTTGTATTTTATTTCCAGGTTTAACCAAAATGTTCTGGTTAATGTCTGAAAAGTTTTTTAACACCGATAAAGTGTCTGTACTTATGTTCATAATATATTTCACTCCTTATTCATAATTATATAATAGTGTTCATTATATACTAAAAAGGCGAGGAAGTCAATGCTGCCTCGCCTATCTTCGTTTAACTATTGATATTACTTGATATTAATAGTTTTCATCTTTTTCGACTCAGGTATAATCTTCTCCATTGATACCCTTAAAAGACCGTCTTTTAACTCAGCGCCTTTGACTTCAACATCATCAGCGATAGTAAATGATCTCTTAAAGTATCTTTTAGAGATACCTTTGTGGATTACCTCACCGTCTTTATCTTTTGACTTTTCCTCTTGTTTAGATTCAATAGTCAACATACCGTTTTCAACTGATACATTAATATCTTTTTTGTTGAATCCTGCTAATGCAACTTCAACATCAAATTTATTCTTATCAACTTTTACGATATTGTATGGTGGATAATTAGACACATT